AGATCCTGTGTTTTGCAGCACCAGCCACAGATTTCGGCGATCTGTGCCTAGTGGCTGGTGTTGCAGAGCAGAGGGTCTCCCGGTCTTTCCCAGGTGTCAATATGCTGTTTGTCTTTGCGCTTGTGTGCCAAGGGGTCTCCTCTAACCTCTAGTCCTTCCACCATTCCTACAGCTTTGGAATGGTCTGGGCCTTGGCTGATGTTTCCACTGGGTCTCCTCTAACCTCTAGTCCTAACCCCTGGGTCGCGCTTTCCCAGGGTTGGGCCGTGGGGGCTCATGGCTTTGAAAACCCAGTCCTCCTGGGGCTTGTCGCAGGCAGCACCCTCCCATGCTTTGGGTGGCGTCCAAGGACGGCCTGACTTCTTCTTGCTATTTTATTTACATTATTTACATTTCGTTTCGCATTTCTCTGGGCTGTTCAGTCTTACAGAACTCCTCCTTGAAGCTCTGCTTCATGTGCGAACCTTGTCTGTGCTGGCATATAATCCACATATCTCTCAGCTCCTATGAGATTGCGGACCTGCATGATGGGCGTGTAGATGTTCTCGGCCCAGGTGGCCCTGGAACGGTGCCCTATCAAGCTGCCACACCACTGGTCTTCGCGCTTCCCAATGTAGGGGACGTCAGTCCAGCTGTATACAGGTGTTTTGTCTTCCATGTGTTCATTCTCAAAGATCCACACTCTGTTCCACACTGCGAGCATGTCCTCGGTTGTCATCCACTCACCCTTTCCATGTATCGACCAGGTTGTTCTTCCAGTCGGAACCCAGTCAATGGGCACGGCCGAGCAAATGGCGTTGGCCATTAAGCGTAGATCCCGTCTGTGGAAGTACATGAGCAGCCACATCTGAGCGTAAGCTTTTCCCAGACAGGCAGTTTCTCGCAGGCTCCATCCACTCCCTGGGGACACCCGGGCTCTTCCAATTAGTTCATCTTGGGCCCTACAGGGCACGACGATTTTCCTGCCATCACGCATGACCAGCTCATTAAAATGATGGGAGCAGAATGGGACCTCCTGCCAATTGGTCCAGCCAGTGGAAGGCTTCCATTCCTGTATATCTTTCCTCACCTTTGACATTCCATTCAGAAAATGGAGAGCAGTTGCGAATCTGTTGTCAATGGGCTTGACCACGCAATCATCCCCACTTACTGCCATCGGAGTGAGCCTTTCAGTCCCATTGGTGTCAAGCCAGGCTTGCACTGCCCTCCGTTTGGCATCAGAGATCCGCATGGTCTCTTCCTCCTCCAGAAGGCCTTCACCCTCCATGCACCTGATGAGTTGAACAGCCAGATTGGTGTAGGTGTTTAGGGCATACGTCACAACCTGCCCACTCCCTCTCTGGTCGTTTCGTGAAATGATGTCCATCACCGTCTTCCCCTCTTTTCCTGGCCTCGTGACTTTGACCACTTTGTTCTTGTATGTGAGCTCAATCATGGCTTCTGCCAGTTTCCGATGCTCCGGTTCCATCCATCTTGTTATCTTGGCCTCATTTTCCAGGTCCGTTAGTGTGACTCTTGTATCCCAGCCGGCAGTGTCATCCGCAAACATGTGTCCACCTTCTTTCCTGGAAATCTCTTGGAGGATGTATCCCAGCTTCTGGAGTCCCTTTCCTTCTACTCCCCCATATGAATTCTCTCTACTCATCCAGTGGTCTTCATTGAGAAATCCGAGCGCTTCGAACTCAAGAAACCTTGCCCCCAGCCACATATACCAAATGGCGCGGCTGCCCTTAGCTTTCCCAAACTCTCCTAGCTTCTTCTCTCGCTTTCCCATCATGTTGTAAATGCATGTCTCACACCGGCCTTCCAGATGTGCTTGCCGTTCCTTGTCAACAAAATTCCAAAACCCTGGGTCTTCAACCGCTTCTCTCGCCGAAGCCCACTGGTTCTGCTCTTCAAAGATCGCCCCCAGGGCAGCGTGGCTGTTCACCTTGGCTATGAACTCTTCCTTTGTGCACATCCTGGGTTTCTTTCTCCTACACAAGACCGCCCATAGCCAGTCTGTGGTCAAGTCTAAGACCGCTTTCACGCCTGGGGCGGGTTCCGGGGCCTTGGTGTCGACCTTTTCCTTAAAAACCCGCTGTTGCCCAAACGGTGTGGTGTCAGTCATGGCCATAGTCAGGACGCTTTGGATGCTATCCCAGGGCTTTGACATTAACTTGACAACCCCATTAACCATGGAGCTAGCTGAGCCGGTGGGTTTTACCTCATAACTCCCATGATAGTTCCAGGTACGGTATGGATGCTCACAATCATAGTGCCATGTTGTAGAGAATTCACTCTTCAGCCTTTCGATCCGGTGATGGATCTTCCTGGTGTCCATGAAAGGGGACCTCCGGGCCACCGATCTGGTGCCGCTCCCCAGGTCAACGTCCTCCTCATATCTTGGTCCCTTTCGGTGGTCCTTCTCCAAGCGCTGCAGGAGCACTTGGCTTGTGGCATTGACCGCATTAATCAAGTTTGATGATGCTTCACTGACCCAGTACATCTCATGATTGGAGTTTCTGGAAAGAGGCACTCTGACTAGTCCCCCCCCGTATTTGCGCTGGAGTTTCTCCAGGCGTTCGATCACTTTAGGGGTGTAGGGGCACAGCACTTTCACGCAATACTGGTTGGCAGTTCGAAGCCAGGGTTCAATCATCTCGAGCACCCGTAGGGTCCGAGCCTCTTCAACACCAGGACTGGGGGATGACTCGCCTATGTCACAGAGCACTGTGTCACAGGCCTCAGTTGGCCGGTAGAAAACATCTATTCCACTCTTCATGGAGACAATGTTCCACCCGTAGCTCTGCATGAGCATGGGTTCTTCGTGGCCCGGGCCTCCTTTTGTGTATCCCCTTACTTCCTGCACATGGCGCAGGGTGGCACAGTAGTAACTCCATCCTCCGCGTCCACAGCCCAGGTCGACCACTTTCCCCAAGGGCTTAGCAAAACCCCGTTCCACAAGCCATCGCAACTTCGCTGTTCCTCTGGACACTGGGTGTCCTCCTGTTCTGTTTCCTTCACGCCGTGCTCGGCGGGCCGCAGTCCTGTCAACTTCAATGATGCCATCCTTCCTGTATTCCATGAACTGTTCCCTGGTGAGCTGATTGAGTCTGCTTTTCCATATCTCTCCCAGGGTAGGGGCTGCTATCCCTCCCCTCTTCACTTTCGGAGCTTCCAGGTTCCTAATGATGGTCCATCCTATTGAAGGCCCTGCCGCCCAACCTCCTCGCATGAGGTGGCACACTCCAACCGCAACGGTTGAGTTCCAGACCGTGTTGGCGTTTCCCTCAAGAAGGGTTGCTAAAGCTGCCGTTATCAGCACTCCTCCCTCGACCACTGTCATTGTGTCTGGATTCAGCAAGATGGCCAGGGCACTTATGATCAGTAACATGACTTGACCCATCTTCTTCTCCACTATAGGAGTCGCTGTGTCCATCTCGGGGATGTCTGTGGCCACGATGCCGTCCACGACTGCATTCTTCATGACGCCGGCGGCTGTCCTCCTTTGAGCTGCGCGCATGGCTTCTGCTTGCCAACCGGGGATCATGAAAGCGTAGTGCCCCACCAGTAGTCCGATTGTGGCCATTGTTGTTGGCAAGTTGTATTGGCCGTAGCATCCCACAAGTAAGAACACGACTGACAGGTCCACTCCCACAAAGGGGTATCCAGAATTCAGGCCAAACAAGGCTGATGCCTGGGATGTGATGGCCGTGAGTGAAAAGCTGATGTACTGGGTTGTGATCAGGTGTCTGAACAGGGGCGTTAAGAGCATGGTCATTCCAGCATAGCCCGCCCACGCCGTGGCTGGTTTCAGGGCCAAGGCCAGCTTGAGAGGTTCCCAACGGCTGGTTGTCACTGCGCTCGGTCCTGAAAATAGCTTCCCCAAGTCCCTCTTCGTCGTGTCAAGCCATCCCATTTCATTTGCCGAGACAGCACTGACCAAGAGCAGTGCGCAGATGAGAAAAACGGCCAGATGGTTGTCAGTTTGGCTGCGTTGTTTTTCCGGTTCTGGAATCAAAACAATCATGAGCAGGAAGGAGATCAGCAGAACTCCGGCAATCTTGGGAGCAGGCACGTCAGCCATCCACAGCAGAATTGTCACGGCGGTCAAGACTGCCGTTCCCATTCCGGTTTTCCCAATCCCTTTTCTTTGCATCATCAAAGCCAGCATCCCGCAAGAAGCTAAGCTCATCATGGCGATCAACAGAACCGTTTCCAGTGTGTCTGGAAGTTCCTCCAGGGCTGCCCGATGTGCTCTTCCACCCTTTTCCGTGGTGGCAAGGACGTAGAGATTGTCAGCTGCGTTCATGGTTTTTGTCCAGAAATAGTCTGGCATACGGGCCATGACGTCCATCATTGAGCCCGCGGAGCGCTTCCCCGCCGCAAATTCTTTGAATGCTCTAAGCGCCTGGTTGTCCGAGTACACTCTCGCGTCTGACCACCTGGGCCGCAGCACCTTCCTCTCTCCTTGTCTGGTCCATATCTCCACTTCAGTATTGTCTTCCAGGATTGTGTTGTTGTGGGGTCCATCAAAGCACCATCTGCGGTCTGTGTAATTGATTCCGGCTTCAGCTACCTTGTACGAAAGCCACACTGGAAGTTCACCTGTCCTCATGAGTTCCACAAAGTGCTTTTTCTGTTCCCCCCTCAGGCGGTATTCCCCATCAGTGGCGAACACCTTGTCACGCTCGGGCTTGTAGAGCTGTGCCACCAGTCCATTTTGTAATTGGATGTTGTCCAGTAGCATCTTGGCTTCTATCCAGTGGGCGTGGCCTGTGTCGTCATTGGTGATTGGCCCACCGTAGTAGTATTCATCACCTGACTGCGTTGGGTCTCTCCCCACTCTCCCTCGCCGTTGGGCTGCGCTGGATGCTGTGATGGGGAGTGGCCCATTCAATTGCACTCTGCCTTCTCCATCATTAATTATGACTGGTTTCACGCACTTCCTGCTGTCAATGACTCTGTGGGCTCCGAAGTTGGCCCCCATTTCAGAAATGTCTGTCGTCACCACGTAATCCCAGTCATTTCCCTTGCATTTCTGGTATTCTGTTTCATAACTTTTCCTGTTTAGCTGGATGACCTTCTTTCCGGCTTTGGTGAGGCACATCGCGATTTCGTTTCCACTCCTCACACTGGGAACAAACCACACTGTTTTCCCTGTGTAGTCAGTGATCCACTCAAATCCACTATTCCAAGCCCTGTCTGGGATCTCAGCTTCCTGATCTATGATGGGAGAATTGGAGTCTGGGAATGGATCTATGGTTCCAGGAGGGGTGGCTGTCATAAAGATCGCTGCCGCCTCACCACTTTCAACTTTGGTTGAGATGTATCCTCGCGCTGCAATGCTCGCTGGGTCGGTAAAGTGGGCCTCATCCATGACGAACACATTGTAGTTGGGAACCCGCATTGGGGTCATGAGCCGCTGCGTTAGCGTGGCATGGCACATGACATCAACAATTTCAGTTCCGGAGTGTTCTGCTTTGACGGCGCTTGTTTGGAACCTCACTGGGAGTCCACGCAGTGCTTCAGCTATCTCAGCCGCAACCACTCGACTCGGGGCCAGGATAACTGTGCGCAACCTTTGTTTCACTGCCTCTCTAACAATCTGGGGTATCACTCGCCTAGTCTTCCCTGCTCCGGGGTGGAGGTCAAGAATTGTTAGCTGTCTTTTCCTAAGCATTTCTGGCGTGAAGGCTTCAGGAGCCTCCTCTTCTTGACGTTCTCCTTGGGAGATGGCACTTACATATGCTCCGTGGGAGAGGACCAGTCCATTGCCGTACAGCCCAATGACCGCTCCGGCCTTATTCACGATGGGCGACCCGGATGTTCCTTTCGGAAAGTCAAGGGTGATGGCTCCCACCTCACCGGCTGGGGTCTTGAAGACCCCAGGCCTTGTCTGGAAGTTCTTCACTGGCTTTCCGGGTTCAGCTGCTATCAGCTGGACTTCCTCTGTTCCATCCCATGTTGCCGACAATTTCCACTTTCCACCGTAGGTGATGAGATCGTCTCGCACGCTGCCCCAGGTGGGATTCAGTCGTCCTTCCCCATTGCGGAGGGCCGCCCCTTGTGTGACATGCCACATTGTGTGGAAGACGCCGTCATACATGACTCCCACTCCAGACTGGTAGCTCCCGAGTACTCCGGAGGTCATCACACGGTAGACCCCTGGTTTCATATCCGAGCGTCCCATCTGCTTGGGGGCTGGAAGGTCCCACAGAACACCACCCCTCTTATGGATCTTTCTTGTCATCCAGTATCCTGCCACGGAAACAGGGATCAGCACTGGGTTGTACGCTGCCATGCACATGAGTCCCATTCGGCTCGCCCACATCCACATGGGGACACCCGGATCGTTGATCATCTTGAAGTCACCATTGTCATCAAGTTCAACATCCAGGCGCGGGCTGGTTCCTGTGATCTCCGCTTCTTCCTCCCAGGTCACATCAGCACACCTCTCTATCCACATATCCGTGGATTTGCCTGATAACACGTATGACACAAAAAGGATAGAGGTGGTAGCGAGAGGAATGGCCATGGTTCCGCTGTCGAGGCGGGCCACGCTTCCAGCCAGAGCGATTGTCATGCCTATGGCTGTCAGCACTTCACTCGCTGGCCATCCACGCTTCGTGGCACATTCTGAGAGCATAAGAGCCCCTTGGAGAACCAGTGGAGAGAAAGCTCCAGTGAGTGCTAGGCCGGCTGAGATGAGTAGGGCTCCTTTCTTCTTGGCCAAGTTCTCCTTCCTCTCCTTTATGAGGGCGGCGACTCCCACTATGAGCAGGAGGCAGCGCAGGACGTCCAGTCCAAACCATTCCATTGGAGGCGCCAGTCCTGACAAGATGGGCATGGCTATTGTTGAAACCGTCCCGATAGAGACTGCCTTGAGGATCATCCAAGCAAGCGCCATTGCGTTCATTATGGGCATAATCTCAATGCCCACATCGCTCCAAGCCATCTGAGCCATGGCTGCGGCTATCACTAGCAGGAGGTTTTCCCGGTTGGTCCAGCGGTTGCGGAAGAATGTGGATACCAAGGCTGCTGGCTGAATGTTGAATACTGCGATCAGCGCGAGATGTATGACATCTCCCCCACTGTTGGATTCGGCAAAAGCACAACCCACTAAGACAAAGTACCGTATCATGTCCGAGTAGGTAAAAGCCCCCAGCACAAAACAGGCCAGCAACAGAGCTGCCGTGGGTAGTGCCAAACGCGCCGTCCATCGCTTGCGCAGGACTTCTTGCGTGAAGACGAAAGCCATCAACAGCCCCAGCTGGAACCTGCAGATGTCGTTTCCGGTCCCAGCTGTCACTTTCGATTTTATGAGTGTTTCTTCGCTTTCGTGTTTAGGCCTGATCTCCATCCCATACCAGCAGCCGTTTTTTGTGGTGAATCTGAGAGGGGGCATAGTGCAATTTTTGCAGCACCAGTCCCTAATGACCTTGCCACTTGCTGTCGTGGTTCTTGCTGAGGCTGCTCTGTTCCTGCAGCTCTCCTCCTGCGTGACTTTAGTACCTGGGCACTCTCCAAACTCGATGATGATGGGCCCCTCCTCATTCCAGGGCCCCTTGAGCTGAGTTTTGTATCCCTCTCTTTTGTTGTGGTGGGTGCGAGGCCCTCCCAAGGTTGGCGGAATTATCAGATCACTGTCTTCAACTCCCTCGTTCCACAGGGTGTGACTCTCCGGCCAGGTGCAGGAGCGGACTTCCCCCAAGACTGCACGTTCTAGGCGCCAGCTTGTATTCTTTCCGCTTTCAATCCAGTAGCCCAAGTCACTGTGAACCGCCCGGTTTCCTTTGATTGCGGTTCCCATGACCATTGAGTCACAAACTTCGGTCTTATCTCCGTTCACCTTTAGGAACACCTTTGTTGACATGATCCCCACTCCAAAGTCTTCTATTTCAAGTGAGTTCCATGCTCTTCGTTCTGTGGGACATTCCTTTGTCTCTGGCCCGTCAACCACAAATGTGCTGTTTGCCATTTGTGTTTTGAAGAGAAAGCTTTTCCCCCAATTTTTCCACCCGAAGTGCATCTCATCGCTGGTATTTTCCAGGCGCAGTGGGGCCTTTTTGTATATGCCCTTGTGTTCCTCCACAACGACACTCAAATCCACCTCGTTGTCTTCCAAGATGGCATTCAGCTCAGGAGCGATGTGCTTCCACATCTCGTGTTCCAGCCTACTGGCTGATCTCACCCCACAAATGCCTTCTTTGTAAGCCTTGTGAATAATCTTGGCAAAGTTCTTGGGAGTTGATGGATGGTACTTGTAGTTGTCACGCCATGTTTCAACATCGTTATGGATGAATATTCCACTCCCACATTTCAACTCCCGCCGCGTAATGTCAATCGCGCATCCTGTGTCGGCATGGACGTTCATGGCCAAGAAGAGAAGAATTCCTCCAGTAGCCAAGAGGGTTATCGAGACGGTTCTTTCTCGGGAGCTCACCCCTAGCCATAGGAGCAGCGCTCCCATGAGGGCTTGAGTAACCCAGGACATCCCTCCAAAGAGGGTTCTAAACGCTCCTCCGAAGAGTCCATGAATTCCCTTGCCTATGGAGTTAAAGACTCCACCAACAGATCCGAAGTCCCATGCAGTTTCACCTAGCACGGCCATGCGTTGCGCACCTTTGATGGTGGTTTTGAACGCGCTCCCGATCACACTACCAGACTTATGCCACTGGTATTTCACCTGGTTGGGACCTGTACCCACCAGTATGAAGGATGTCCCAAAGGGGGGCTCGAGTTCAATCAAAATTTTTTGTGCCGTCTCGGATGAGGGAACAAATGGATTGACCGTCACCAATCGTCCGATGGGAGTGAGATCATGTAGGTTCTCGGTCATGGTGATTGGAATCCTGCATGGCCCATCAGAACCAGCGTACTGTACCTCCGTCACGATTGTGCCGTGTCCTGTGTCAACTGGGTTCTTGGCAAAAGCAAATTTGTCCTTGCACATCAGGTATGTTGACCCTTTGATTTTGAGCTTGTCCAGTTTCATTCGGCATTTCAGATGCCCTGACGTGAGTGTTAACGTCGTTCCAGCCACTGTAACCGGAATAGCTCCGGCTAGAACAATATGAAGTTCTCCCTCCTGAGCGGCTAGCGCGACAACGGTTTGCCTTGTAACGTGTGCTTCCTCAAACTCCACCAGGCTTTCACGGTACTTCCAAACATCTGTTGCGGGTCCCGTCCAAGGCAAGTCCAAGTCATGAAACCAGTCGCGGTTGACAAGCCAATGTTTGTTGTTCATAGACATGACATAATAGTTGTCAATGTCAAGAGCAGCTCGGGGTTCGCAATCAACTGTTGCCTCACCGTATTCTCCTAAATTGGCTGTGAATGACGGACTGCTGGGGGTGATTGAAAACTTTGCGGCATGCTTGGCTCCCAATTGTGTTGTGTAGTTCCCATGAGCTGCCACGCTGGTAGGTCCATGCACGTAGATGGCCAGTTCGTAGTCAAGATTTTCACGCTGGATGGTCATTCCCATAGCTTTCTGCGTGCATCCAAATTTAACGCAGGTCTGCAGGCTTCCTTTCCCAAATAGGCCACATCCATTGCCCCATCCACGATCAACATACGTTGATTTACATAGATAGTTGCTGTCAAGTGCTTTTGGATTGTGGGCTTCCCCCATTGTGGGGCATCTGGCTTCACTGGAAACGCTGGTCACAGTGGCATGGTAGCAGTATGACCTAACGGTCGCTAGGTCCTTGGCTTCCATTTTCAAAAGCCTGATGTCTAGGGTAGGTTTGTCTTTAGCCATGATAGTCACACAGCCGTCTCCCTCAAGCACGATGTCCACCCAAGTGCCACCTGACATTCCTTCCACGAAATCGCGGTTGGTCACACCCAAGCAGTTGATGCTGTAGGCTGGGGCTATCAGAAGTAGCATAATTGTGAAGATGACCTTCTGGCTGGTATTGCTTCCAAGCATCCAAGCGGCTGCCACAGCAACAATGGCGTACCCAGGATTCCTTATCATCCAGTTCTCAACCTTCGTCAGGTATTTGGTGGTCTTGGCCGTGTCCAGCCACGGAGTGCCTCTGTTCTCCAGTTGGCTTTCTCCGTGGCTTGGAATGTTCACAGATCTGCGCCCTCGCCTCTCCCGATGGTTCTTAGTGCATAGGCCATAGTGTACATATATGGCCTCTCGATCGCACCAACAATCTATATCCTCTGGATCCATTCCTGGTTCCAGGCGGGGGCATTCGTATGTTATGTCATTCTGGCACATATATCCCACATCCATCGCTCGGACGGTACACAAATTGTCTCCCTTAGTTGTTGGGATTGGGATTATCTCAGCCACGTCGGTCTTGTTGATTGACATCAAAACTTTGCCTTGATATGTCCCCAGGCGCAGAGCCATTGATCCAGTCACAAGCGCGATCCAAAGTAGCACGCTCCCGTTTCCACGTTTGGCCTTCCGTCTATTGATGATGTTCAGCATGTTGGATATTTCTTTTTTAAATGAAGTGAGGTGCTTAAGCGCCTCACTTTTGTTCATCACGCGCCACCTGCGGAGTAGTCCTTGGGTGGGCATGATGGCTGCAAAACGGAAAAATGCGATGAAAGCGAGAACCACTCGTAGTGGTCCTCTCCCATCAGTCAAATTTCCAATTAGCCTCTTTATCCCTTTTATTGGGGAAACGCTGGCTGGGCGTTTCAGCATATTGACAACCCGCCTTCCGGCGGGTCCTCCTGGTTTTTTAGACATGGTAGTACCTCTGCTAAAAAACTATTCAGACTGTGTTAAACAAAGTTCTTTTCACTAAAACTGTTGGTGAAATTTCACACAGGTGAATTTCT